AATTAGTTTAGGAATTATGTTGGTGATGCGATTGGGTTTCCATTTTATTGTTTTGCCGATAGTAGATAAAAAATTGAAAGAAAAATATCCATCACCTTTTGATGAAACTGATGTAACCCAATAAAACTATTTTAGGATGGAAGATGATTAATTTTCTTATAGGATTTTTAGTAGGCGTTGCAATCACTTTAATTGCTTTGATGATAGGATTAAAGCGGTTATGGAAAGAAGATGAAACCCAATAAAACCAAAATTTTAGTGTCGCGAAAATTTATTCGTTTCAAAATAGGAGACTGTATATAACATATGGTCTCCTATAATATTTTTAAAAGGAGACGAATAAAAAATGGCACGAGAAACAAAACACAACAACATCTGTAACGAGGAGCTCTTAAAGCAAATCAATGAAAAGAACAGAAAACTTATGTATTCTTTTGAAGAGTATTTAATTTCTGTCGACAAATCACCAACTACAATATACCAGTACAGAAATGATTTAAACATTTTCTTCTGTTGGAATGTTGTAGAAAATAACAATAAGTTCTTTATTGAAATTACTAAACGAGAGTTTATGAAGTTTCAATTAAGGGCTTTAAGTTTTTGGGAGTGGAGTCCTAATCGTTTAAGAAGAGTTAAAGCAACTATTTCATCTTTCTCAAACTTTATTGAAAATATTCTGGATGAGGAAGAAGAATATGCTGGTTACCATTCTGTTATACGAAAAATTGAATCTCCAGTAATAACTCCTGTTAGAGACAAAACAGTATTAAAAGAAGAAGAACTTGAATGGCTACTTAATACTTTAGTTGAACATAAAGCATATAAACAAGCTTGTGCTTTGAGTTTAGCTATGAATTCTGGAAGAAGAAAAGCTGAGATACCTAGATTTAAATCATGGTATTTTAATGATGATTATGTCTTATATGGTTCTATTTATAAAACGCCAGAAAAGGTTAAAACAAAAGGTAGAACTTCTAAAGGCAAAATGATTTATTGTTATACTCTTAAACATACTTTTGATCCATATTTACGATTATGGTTAAAAGAAAGAGAAGAAAAAGGAATAGTTAGCGAATGGCTATTTCCAAAACAAGCTAATCCAAATGAACCTATTTCGATAGATACTATGGATTGGTGGAAAGAAGTATTCTCAAAGTTACTTAATAAAAATTTCTATTGGCATGCTGTTAGACATTACGTTGATACAAAACTTATAAAACTAAATTTACCATATCATGTTATACGAGAATTCTTTGGCTGGAGTTCAGTTGAAATGGTAGATGTTTACAATGACTTAAGTTCAGATGAAATCTTTGAAAAATACTTTGATGAAAATGGTATTAGAGAAGACATCAAACCTGAAATGAGAATAGTTTTATAAGGAGGAAAATACTATGAAGAAAAAAGAGAAAAGTGATTTTGAGAAGAATATGATGAAAGTAAGGTTTTTCATGTATAATGTTGTAAGACCTGTTATTAATATTTTAACTAACATCTCAAAACATTATTCAAAACTTAAATAAATAATTCAAAATGGAGGTATGATATGAGTAATAAACTATATGAAGAAAGCTCAATATCTGCAATCGCATCTGCTATTCGTGCTAAACTTGGTACACAAGATACATATAAAGTTGGACAAATGGCGGCTGCGGTTGCCTCTATTCCTACTGGTGGAAGTTCTGATCTGGATTTCAGAGATAAACTTATTATTCCAGATATATATAATGTAGGATCGCATGGTTACTTAGAGCCATTTGATGAATTATCAGATACTTCTGGATTAATATGGAATACTTCTAGCGGTAATTTAAAACTTGATTTTAACACATCATCAAAGAAAACAATATATAATGTTGATACTTCTGCGCCGATTGTTTATAGAAATATTGACTTCACAGCATATACTGGTTTAGAAATAGCTAATGTTAATTTATGCAGTAAAAATGATCAATATTATAAAGCTGGAATACAAATAGTTTTTATAAATTGTTTGTTTAGGAAAGTTAACTCTGCTTATTCATTTGCATCAGCTGATATGATCCAGTTTGCATTTATGAATTGTTCTATGGAAATGTTCAAATTATCTAATTCCTATGTTGAAAGATGTTTGATAGGTAACAGAACATTTTATAAAACAAAATATGGTGATACTGATGTTGAAGATGCTATTAAGTTATTTAGCTATGATACTATTATAAATTCATATGTAATGGATGTTGAACCTGAAGTTAGTACTGCAGGAGAAGCACACTATGACGGTTTACAGTTTAGTAGTGATGTTGATAGTACAATTTTATATAATGTAAGATTTGAATGCATGAATATGCCATATAGTCCTAAGGGAGGTGGATGGTCGTATTCTGTATTCTATCAGGCAGCTGCTAATGATTCTTATATGAATTACTGTATATTCCATGGTGGTGGACTTTATGGCACTTCAATTAAAAAGAATTCGACATTGTTATTAGAAGGTAACTTAATTGGTGCAGGTTATAGTACGCCTTGTTATCCTGGTGATACTGTATATCAGTTAACAGATGAAGGACTTGATACATATGATACATTGCTAGTCTCTTCAATATTCTGCGATGGTAAAGATATTACTATTATCTGTAGCAATGACTATACTTCTGCAAAAACTCTTACTGTAAGACAATATGCTATTGATGGTTTAAGTTATACGACTAAAACATTTAACATACCAGCTTGTCCTAGTGTTAATGACGGTTGGACTGGAATTAGCAAATGGAGTGACTTACCTTTTGATATACCTTGTGTTATTCATGATGTATATAATGTTGGTAAGATTGAGTGTTACGATGGTAATACTAAGATAAGAACTTGGTTTTATGAAGAAGGAGTTCCTATACCAGACACATTAGCAGTTAAAACGATTACGGAAAATGGCACATATGATATGAAATCTTATGCAAGTGCTTATGTAAATGTTCCTACTAGTGTTTCTGGAACGATACAAATTACGCAAAATGGAACTGGTATAGATGTTTCACAATATGCTAGTGCAGATGTTGCAGTTCCTGGAATAGTTCCTACTGGTACTTATCCAATAACTGATAATGGAACATATGATATTACAAACTATGCTAATGTTTCTGTCAATGTTTCTGGTGGAGGTGGAGGATTGCCATCTAATATTACAATGACAACAGTAAACATTAGTTCTGATGTTATATCTTTTGATGTTTCATATGATAAAACTAAAACTGTTGAAATGGTATTAGCTGTTCCTCTAGCATTACAAGGAGATAAGTATGAACAAACTTTCCTTATGGGTAAAATGAATTTCATAAATGGAAATTTTGAACAGATTTATGGTACTGTTATTAATTATAATGCTACTTCAGAAACAGGTAACACAAATGCTAATGCGGGTGCATTTACTTTTGATTCAACGAATGGATTAATAACACTTACAACAAAATCCAGCTCATATACTTTTAAAGCTGGAGATACATATGCAGTATTTATTGTATATGCTGTTACATAATTCAAAATAAGGAGGAACCCTTATGACACCAGCTCAAGTTACAGTAATTACAACGAAAGACTCTATGTCTAAGATACAATCAAAGCTAAATAATAAGGGTATAGTACAGTTTACTCCTGGAACTTACAAGATAACAAAACAGCTTATTATTCCTTCAGATACTATTGTAGATCTTAATGGTTCTACTTTACAGAGAAAAGGAAACTTACAATCTGTATTTCTCAACAAGGTAACAACAAAGACTACAAAGTATACTGGGGCTGGTAACATTACTATAAAGAATGGGACAATCGAAGGAATGGGAGGTTATTCATACGATAATCTCCTAACATTCTTTCATTCTCATGATGTTATTATAGAAGATGTTACTTTCAAAGATACATTATGTCATGCTTTAGAGATTAATTCTTCTGAAGGTGTGCTTGTTAATCATTGTTATTTCTTTGGTTATAATCTTAAAGATATTGAGTCAGCTTACAAAGAAATGATACAGATTGACCATGCTGGATATAGCGGATTTGTATTATCTGGTTCAACAAAGAAATCAAAATGTTATGACGGTACTTGTTGTAAAGATATACGAATCTGTAATTGTGGATTTGACAAGTCAAAATACAGAGATTATCCTTATGCTTGTATAGGAGAACATAGTCAATTATCTGGTAATCACAAGCACAAAAACATTATGATACATAACAACATCTTCAATTGTAAACTCAATTCTGAATTAGTTCAGGCATGTTTATCATTTACTGCAATGGAGAATGTTGAAGTTTGTAATAATGTATTTTATTGTAACCGAGTAGCTAGAATCTATTCAAAGAACTATAGCTACTTACCATCTGGAGAGAAAGTTGAAGCTAAGTCTGGTGATGGTATTTGTAATGGTATACATATCCATGACAATCTTATACGAGAATGTACTGCTAAAACGGCTTTCCAGATTTATAACAAAAGTGGTAAAGCAAATCACAAAGATATTGTAAAAGGAGGTAATGATTATGCCTAAAATTCCTGATGCACTTTACAATTGGCTCAAGTGGATTGCACTTATTGCACTTCCTGCTCTTGCTACATTCTTATCTTTGGTATTAGGTGCTCTTAATGTAGATCCCACTACTGTTAATACCATTGTCATAATAATCAATGCAACTGCAGGCTTGATAGGCGCACTCATTGGTGTATCTACTATTGCCTACAACAAAGACAAGAAGGCTGCGGATGAACAATTTAAAGCAAATAATGGTATGAATCAGTAATGACAGATCTACCATTCCTTCAAGCATTTGCCGGGTTGATTCTAGTCTTGATGCTAATAATATTTACATTAGGATTAGAACGACTCGGTGAATTACTAAAAACAAATAACAAGAAAGGAGACAACCAAATGGGCAACAAAACTCCGCAGAAGAAAGCAAGAAAGTATTATGTTCAAATCAAAGAAGATGGAACGATATATGTTTGGGGCTTTAACTATTGTACGATCATAACAAGAGAAACTATAGATAAAGCATATCGTAACTACCATACTTCTACATATGATCGGAAATACTATGATGACAAACTAAAGGAAGGAGAAGGAAAGCCTGGTTCTGACTGCTCAGGAGAACATGCTGGACTCTCAGGATATGACACTACGGCTCAAGGATACTATGACAGATCTGAAAGAAAAGGCCCAATTACTACGCTTCCTCTTCATGATTTGGTGTTACTGTTTAAAGGTAAATCATCAAAGTCGATAAAGCATACCGGTATTTATTTAGGTGATGGCATGTGTATACATATGAAAAGTTCTGCAGAGAATTGTGTATACGAATCAGTAGATAAACATGGTTGGTCTGCTTATGGTTATGCTGACTTTATAGATTATACTGAACCTCTTGATGTTAAACCGGTTGTTTACAGATTAATCAAAATGGGTAGTAAAGGAACTGATGTCAAGCTTTTACAAGAACAATTAACTAAGAAAGGTTATGCTTGCGGAAAGATTGACGGAGATTTTGGTACTAAAACTGATACAGCTGTAAAGAAATTCCAAAAAGCTAATAAACTTACTGCAGATGGTATTGTTGGTAAAAATACTGCTAAGAAACTCGATATGATCTGGAATCCTATTTAAAGATATTAATGCTGTTAATAATTTGGTAATAACAAAAATATGTGGAAGGAGGTACAATATCATGGATGGAGCTTCAATTGCAGTAATTGTCGTAGCGATCATTGGTGCAGTTGCAACCATATTCTCAAATGTTATCATTAGTGGTAAACAATCACGAGAGATGGATGCAAAGTTAGACAAAAATCAGGCAGTAATCGAAGAACGAATTAGTAATCTAAAGGAAACAGTTGACAAACACAACAATTTCGGAACACAAATCCCAGAAATAAGAAGCGATATTAAAAACTTGGAGAAAAGAGTCGACAAGTTAGAAGCAAAACTAAATAACTAAAGATATTCAATGAGGAGGCGGACCAATGCTACAGTCAGAATATTATACCAAATTAGAGGCAGCAAGACAAAGGCAAAATGAATTGTATCACCATGGTATTATCGGTCAGAAGTGGGGTGTAAGGCGTTTCCAGGAAAAAGATGGTTCTTACACCCAAGCTGGCCGAGAGAGATATGGATATGGTCCTGCAAGAGAGCCTAAGAAAGAGGAGGATTCCAAAAATCAGACTCAAACTAAGAAAGAACCTGAAGAGAAAATCGGATCATTAACAGCTTTAGCAGCATTAGCCGGTATATCTGCTGGAACTTATGCTGGTGTTAAAATTGGAGATGCTATACACAATGCCAAAGTCACAAAAGATATTAAGAATTGGGAAGCTAATAGACAACTTGAAAAGACAGATCCAAAGACTGGTTTAAAACTTAAGTCAAATCCTGATGCAAGTGTAGAAGATGACATCAAAATGATTAACAGAGAATATGGTTATGGTTTATTTACCGAATCTGTTTCTGGAATACAATCGGAAAAGAAATTAGGTAGAACTGAAAACTGTATGCTTTGTACAACTGCTCTTGATTTAAAGAGAAGGGGATATGATGTTAAAGCTGGTATATGTCCTGATGGTTGCTATGCTAGGGATCTTAAGAATTGGTATAAAGAGAAGAAAGATCCTACAATGGGACGTTTCAATAGTATTGTTGAACAGCTTAACAAACAGCCCGAAGGATCATATGGTAACTTTATGGTATACTGGGCTGAAGGTGGTGGGCATTCAATGTTCTATAGAATTGAAGATGGTAAAGCTACTATATATGATGCACAATCAAATAAGAAATATAGTATGAACGATATAGCTAAACATGCTAATATGGCTTTACCTGGTCATTGCTTCTTAAGAACAGATAACTTAACACCTAATTATGATTACTTAAAGAAGGAGGGTATCATAGCATGAAAAAAGAGAAAACAATAGAAGATATTCTTAAGACTTTAACTGATGAACAGATGAGAGCAGTTTCAGCTTTTACTGCTATAGTTGTTCGAGAAGAGTTAAAGAAACATGGAATTGAGGTGGAAGCTGATGAACAGGAATGAATTCTATGATAAGTTAAATGAGTATAAAAGTAATTCTCTTCAACATTATGGAATCCTTGGACAAAAGAGGGGCATAAGACGTTGGCAAAATCCTGATGGTACTTTCAATGAAGAAGGTAAGCAAAGATATTTTGGTTCTAAGAAAGTCAATGAACACAAAGTAAATAGAAAAGAGACTTACTACAACAATAGATCAGAAGAGGATAAGAGATCTAGAAACTGGGAGTTAACAAAAGCTGGTATTAAAGCGGGATTAACAGGATTAGCTTATGCAGCAACTGAAGGCGGTGTAATTCCAGTTATTTCAGCTTTTGGCTTAGGTACTTTAACTATTCCTGTTGTTGGTGGAGTAATGATTGCAAAAAACTTAGTTAAAGCTGGTTACAATCATATTGATTCAAAGTATTGTGAGAAGAAAGCTAACAAGTATTACGATTTACTCAAAGAGAATCAGGCAGAGCAATTAAAAGAAAAAGAAGAAAATCAAAATGAGTAGGAAAGGAGTTAATTAACATGGAACGAAATGACTTTTATGACAATTTGAGATTGTTTAATGAGAAAGACTCCTTAATGCATCATGGAATTCTTGGACAAAAATGGGGTGTAAGAAGATACCAGAATCCTGATGGTTCTCTTACAGAAGAAGGTAAAGCTAGATACCTTAATCCTGATGGTTCCATAAGCGATAAAGTTCCTACTAAGATTAAAAGTGCATATAACAGATACCAGTATGCACAAAATAAAAAAGAAGCTAATAATCCTGATAGTATGAAAGATAATCATGTTTATGATGAGAATAAACAAAAAGAAAAGCTAAGTAATGCTACTGAAAAACATATGTATGATAGAGATTTTGTTGAGACTATACAGAATTCAGAAACACTTGATAATGATGATGATGTAAATAAAGAATACGCAAAGTATTTAAAGAATCCAAGAAAGTATATGCAGGAATTTGATGCACAGGCATTCGATAAAGGTAGACTTACTACTGCTCCTGCATCTAAGACTGAAGAACCTAAAGCTGAGAAACCAGTTGAGAAGAAAGAAACTGCCAATATACAGAATGATGAATTTAAGAAAAAAATAAATGAAGTTCTCGATAAGAAAGGTAATTTAACTGGTGACGATATTGCTAAGATCAACAAAGAGATTGGCGCGACGAAAGAAAATAAGAAGCCTACAAAACAAGAGAAAGCTGAAATTAAAGAAGCTAGAAAGGCTGTACAAAAGAATCTTGACAGAGGTATTATTGGTAACTGGGATTTACTCAACTCTGCAATGAAAGAACTTGGTATATCTTCAGCTGATCAGAAGAATATGTCTGCAGCTGATTGGAATAGAGTTAATGAAAAGATACAAGAACTTAAGAAGAAATAAACTTTGAAAGGAGACAGTATGGGCAACGATTTAGTTGGACAGATCTTTGATGCATTCAAAAAGTTTCGTCCAGGTAAGACAATAATGAAAATTTGGAATAAAGGGGATTTATCAATAATCTTAGCTGTTAAAGATCCTAAAGAATGGGAGATGGAGATGGATCCTTATTATGTTTATTCCAAAGGTAAAGTTGACGGAATTAGCTACATAGATAATGCTAACTTGGTGTCTAAAGTAGCTAAACCTAATTTCCTCATTTATCATGATAAATCTATGGAGGGATAAGTAGTTATGGATAGATATCAAATGTTTGATGCTTTGAAAAAGTATAAAGAAAAGCAGAAAGATACAAAAGAATTAAACAGTATGGACTCTTTCATGCATGCTGGCACTAGCTATAATCATTATCAAAGTAATCAACCTGGCTATTATGCTAAGTTAGAAGACTTCTGGGGTAAAGGTAAGCATAGATATTTCTACACCAAAGCTGAATGGGATGCTTACAATAAGAATAAACAAGCTGCACAGAATGCTGGTGCTGATAGAGCTGCTAAAGAGAAAGAGAATGCTGCAAAGAAGACTCCTGTACAGCAGGCACAATCTGGTAGAGAAGCTGCTATAAAACAGGCACAGGAGAATGAGAAAAAGCGTAAAGAAGAAGAGGCTTTAAAAGCAGCTAGACAGGCAGAAGCCGAGAGAAAGAATAGACAAGCTGAAGTTAATAAAGAAGCTGAGCAGATTAAAGCTGAGAGAGAAGTAAAAAGAAAAGCATATATAGAAAATTTCCAGAAGAATGCTAAGAAGACTGAAGAAGAAAGAAAGAATAGACAGGCTGAAGTGAATGCAGAAGCAGAAAAGATAAAAGCCGAAAAAGAAGAAGCATTAAAAAATAAAGATTATATAAAATGGTATAAAGAAAAGAATGCTGCTGAAATAGAGAAGAATTCTGAACAGATGAAGAATGATTCTAATAGTATTTTAAATGTAATGACTGACATAATTGATTATACGGTTCCTGAAACAACAGACGAGTTTAATCAGTTAGTTAGTGATTACTCTGCTGGAATTTTCCAAATGAAAATAGCAGAAAATGATGAAAAAATTAAAGATGTTTATGAATGGATAGAAGCAAATAAAGAAACTGAGGAAATTGATCCTAAGACTGGATTTAGAATAAAGAACTATGAACTATCAACTGAAGAAGAAATGAAGATAGTTAATCCTGGATATTATTATTCTGATCAGCAGATGGTCGATGAATTATTATATGGTATAGGTGTTGGTCCTAATGAATATGCTAATAATTGTTATGCATGTACTCAAGCAATGGCTTTGAGAAAGAAAGGGTATGACGTTACGCCGGGTTCTGATGTAGATGGCATAATGGCTAGTGGAACTGATCCTGAAATAGGAACATCATATGATAATCTTTGGACCGGAAAGTTTACAGATTATGATGATTACAAAGATACCTATAGAAATATAAGTAAAGAACCAGTAGGATCATATGGTGATTTTAACTGGTCGTATTTTGACGGTACGCAATGGTGTGGTCATAGTATATTCTATGAAGTAAAAGCTGATGGTGTACATTATTATGATTGTCAGAATGGATTTGAGTATGATGAATCCACAATTAAGAAACTGAATGATAGTACTCTGAATTTTACTTCTAGATATAAGAGACTTGATAACCAGGAGTTTAAAGCTAGTCAAAAGATGAAAGATTCTGGTAAGATTAGTAAAAAGACTATGAAGACAAAAGGAGGTTCTGATAATGAAAAATAACGAACCTAAAGCTAAAAAGATATTAGCACAGTTCAAAGCAAAGTTTCCTTTATTAACAGTAACTGAGATTTATGATTCTGATTTAGGAACTATTGTTAGAGCAGTAGAAAATCCTGAAGAATTCAAAATGGGAGTACCTTATTATCAGTTACTTCCTGGTAATGTTGTAATTAATGCTAATCCTTATGCCAGAATTGATTGGTTTCTGAAAGCTGTAAATGAGGATACAATGATCTACCACAATTCAGAGATAGATTATCCTGAAGTAAACCTTAAGAAGGAGGACAAAGATAATGAATAGAATAGAGTTTTATTCTAAGCTTGATAAATACAAAGCAGATAAAGCTAATGAAGAGAAAGAACAGAACGGCGGATCTCTTTCTCACTATGGCATTCCGAACATGAAATGGGGTCAGAGAAGATGGCAGAATGCTGACGGTACATTTAATGAGGAAGGTAAAATAAGATATTTCGGCAAGAATGGTACCACTAAGAAGAATAAGGAAGAAAAGATTGGCGGATTCGGATTGTCTAAATCATTTTATAAGAATTCAACAAAAGGTATGAATGATAAAGAAATCTCAAATCGTCTTAAGTACATGTATAATCATCCAGAAAATGATGATGAGTATGATACCGAACTTAGTGAACTTGAAAGAGAAGCTGACGAAAGAGGTATTAGAATTGGTAGTTCAAATGATCAGAAGATTGGTATGGCTGGTATCTATGACATCGCTGCTGGTGTTGTTTCTGTTAAGAAGGCTATTAACAACTATGACGATGTTCAGGCTCTTCGTGAATCTTATAGTAATTTCATGAAGAATAGCGATCAGGATTACTCCGATGCTGAAAGACTTTCTGTTCTGAATAACAAGAAAAAGATCGCTAAGATTCAGGATGCTCTTGAGATGGGTGATGAAGAGAAGTATAATAAACTTGTCGGCAAGATCAAGAAGGGCGATAAGGAAGCTGTTGAGAAGTTCTTAAAGGATTATAACAAGAAGAATAACGAAACAATGAAGCCTGATGAAGATACTGCCAAGAAGCTTGAAGATTCAGTATTTGATGAGAAGGTCGGATCACTTAGTAAGCCTAAGGTTTCAAGACAGTATCTTAAGCCTGATGGAACTCTCAATGAAGCTGGTAAGAGAAGAACTGCATCTAATAGAAAGGTATCAGATGTTGCAAGTTCAGTATTCTTAGCTTTAAGAAACTTCAAGTTATATGAATTAGCATCATTACCTGTAGCAGGTGCAGTATTAGCATTGAGTGGTTTCGGTGTTCCGGCAGTTATTGCAACGGCATTAGCAGGAACTTTAGCGGCACCTTCAATAGCTATTGATAATGCACTTTACAAGAAGCTTGAAAAGAGAGCAGATGCATATTACGATATGCTTAGTAAATAATAGGAGGATAAAGACATGGCAAAGACAACTTTAGATAATGGTAAGACAGTTGAGGAAGTTCTTAAGACACTCAATGATGAGCAGAAGAAGGCAGTTTCAATCTTTGTTGCAATCGCAGTAGAGAAGGAAATTGAGAACATGAAGTTCGATGCTAAAGAAGATTAATTATTTTCTGCAACAATTCAAAATGGGTAGTATTCAATAATCTGAGTGCTACCCATACCCTTTATAGAAAGGAGTAAATAATGAATACCATACCATACAAACGGTATGGAAATTCATTTATAAAAGCTATATGAATAAAATTGAATTCTTATATAACAAAGACAAATACCAAGGCATAGACTCCAGTAAGGCATTATCGCATTATGGAATCCTTGGACAGAAATGGGGACAGCGTCGCTGGCAAAACGCTGATGGTACCTTTAATGAAGCTGGAAAAGAAAGATATTTTGGTCCTAGTGGGACTACTAAGAAGAATAAGTTAGAGAACCAGAAAATTGGTGGTTTTGGCTTTAGAGAAATAAGAGAAAATAGAGATAGGGAATATAATTTATATTCGCAAAATGATCAAAATAGTTCATTTGACCCAGATAAACGAATAGTTCCTGGAACTAATTATTCCTCTAATACTGCTTATGATCCTGATAAAAGATTAGGATTAGATTTTCTTGGAGATACTAAAATAGGTTCTACAACTTTAGGTTTTGATAAAAGGGGTAAAGCTTATTATATAAATGATAAGTATCAGAATGCTGATGGTACTTTAACTAAAAAAGGTTTAAAGATGCTTAAAAAAGGTAAAAATATTGAAGATTTTGCCGATGCTGAATTATATGAAAAATCTAAAATGACCCCTGAAGAAATAGATGCATATGATGAGAAAAAATACTGGAATCCTGTTAGAGAAATAGATAATAAAATACAAACCACAAAAGAATTAAAAGGTAAAGATATTACTGATGAAGAATTTAAAACAATATTAAACGATACAACTAGTATGTATGAATTAAGACAGGATCATAGTAAAAGACAAGAATACAACGATGTTGGAGATTTAACTTTACTTGCTTTAAAAAAAGCTGGATGGTTAGACAATGATGCAACTCCTGGTAATGATGATTCTAGATTTTGGGCATTAAATGAAGATCAAACAATCGGTCTTGGAGCATTAGCTGATTTATATTATAAAGGTTATTCAAAAGATTATATTAAACAGTTTATAGATAAAACTGAAAAAATGACTAATGATGACTTTGATAAATATCCTGGTGCTTGGGAAATAAGTTATGCTACAGATTACGATGAAGGTAAAAAATTTGTTGATGCTTTATTTAGCAAAGACGATACTAATATAGATAGATTTGGTTCTCAACCTGATCAGAAAATCGGTTCGATTTTTAATAAAAAGAATGTAAGTTATAGTGATCCTAAATATAATCCTTATATTAATGAAGAAAATAAAATGTGGGATAATGTTAAAGAACAGCAAGGTAAAAACTGGGCTAAAGATAAGGAACTTGTTGATTATTTAGCTGGAAAAGAACTTAAATATTATAGTGAAGATCCAATTATTTCAGAATATTATTCTAATATAAAAGCTGATATTGCAAATAAAATGAAAGAAAAATACCCTAGTATGAATCCTAATACTATAAGAATGAATACTTTACATGACGAAAATGAACCTTTTGTATCTGGTTATGATGGACAAGAAGAATTAAGAGAACAATATAAAGAACTGCATGAAAAAGCAATGAAATATCCTCCAAGAAGTGCTAAGAGGGTAAAATTTGAAGGAGAAGCTGCTTTAGCTAATGCTAAAGAAGAATTAAATCAAAAGAAAATAGAAGAAGAATTAAATGAGAATGTTGAAAAGTATATTAAAGAAAATAAAAATAATATATTACAGGACATCGATAGAATAAGAGGAAAAATTAAAGATATTAATATTGTTGACGATTTTGGTGACTATTATGTTACAAGAGCATTAGAAGAACATAATAAGAAAAAATACAATAACTTTAATGAAAAAGGTTTAAAAGATTTATCTGATGATGAATGGGATGATGTGAAGAATATAGCTAGAGCTGAATATGAAGACGATATATCAAGACGAAATAAATTGTTTAACGATCAAAAGATTGGTTCAATAAATTCCAAAGAAGACGCTAAAGCAAATAAAGAAGCTGTAAAGATGTTAGCTGACTTAAATGACAAAGATTATAGAAAGCGTGCCGAAACGCTCCAGAAACTATATGATGATCCCAGATTTGAAGAGCAGCGTAATAACGTTGATAAAGCGATCAAAGAGAAGTTTAAAGATGATTTTGATGAGTTAGAAAAGACTTATGGAGACTTTGATAAAGTTGAAAATGAGTATTTAGCTCTTGCTGGTTTGAATAGGGCTTTAATGGATGACGGTGGTAAAATGGAAGATATTTCTTACATGCCTCGTCTTTATTTATATGATGATCTTAATCAAGGTAGTTTAACTGCAGAATCTATCTGGGCTTATGATAATGGAATTGATGATTCTTGGGATAGATGGGAAAAGATGGTTAATAAAGAGAATTCGACTAGAGATGAGTTACTTAGTTCTTTATCAAACGATGGTTCATACAATTCAAAGGTATTAAGCAAACTTGATGATGAAACAAAGAAAGATATTGTTGATCATATTTACAATTATAAATCCGTTCCTAGTTCATACTGGACATTATATAATGCTGGAGATACATCTAAGAGTGAATATGATTCTGTAAAAGATACTACATTAAAAGAAGCTAGAGAAATAAGTAAGAAACTGTCTTCTTCATGTGGTAGTGATGCTAGTGGTTGGGCATTATTAAACAAAGCAGTAAACAACCTCAATCTTGGTGGTAAGGACTATACAGAACTTACTCAGGCAGATTGGGATCGTATCAATGCTGAGATAAACAGTCTTAAAAGATAAAAGGAGGAACCCATATGACTTTAGATGAGTTAACAAACAAAATTAAAGCATATGAATCAAAATGGGGAAAACTTGGACATAGTAGCATATTAAAAGAGAAGGAAGGTAAGAAGCCTACTGATATGAATAAAGATTTCTATGATTTTAGAAAGAAAGTATTCAGTGGTTCTCAGGCTAATAAGAAGGCACATACACAGACAATCAATGTTACCGATCTCAATAATAGATATTATGAAGAAGTAACCTCTAATGGTACTTTAATTCATGCTCAGTCGGCATTATATGGTACAGAGCGTGAAAACACAAAGTACTATAAGCGTGAAGGCGATCCCGGAAACTATAAGTATTATTATACTAAAGAGGAATGGGATGCTGCTCACAAAGCTGATGGATCAACTACAGAGACTAAAAAAGAATCTACCTACGAAGTTGATCCTGAAGATAGTAAGATGATAAAAGTTGATTCCAATGGTAACACTACTAAATTGCCTACAGATCTTAAGCAGTTTAGAGAAGGTGCTAAGATGGAAGCCGATCGTAAAATCGAGAGAACTGCAAAAGAAAGCGGTTTAAAGGCTGGTGTTAATGCACTTCTCAAAGACGAACGTATGGATGAATTCTTTACTCAGTTTGAAGGTGGATTTGAGAATAGTGGTTGGACTCTTAACTATGATGGTACAATTTCCGGTATGACTGAAGATGATGAAAACTATGTTAAGAGTGTTCAGGACTGGGCTAAGAAATTCACAGATTCTACAGGAGTCGATCTCTACGGATCTAAGGAATTCCAGGATGCAGTTACCAAGGAAATTCAAAATAGGTGGGAAAAAGTTACAGGTGGTGCTAAAGGAAATGGACCTAAGACTACCGATACTACCAAACATGATGCTGTAAAGGCTGAGAGTACTTCTAAGAAGCAGGAAGCCAAAGATAATTCTGAAACTGTCAAGAAAGAAGGACCTATCAAGAAACAGACTAGAGAAGAGAAAGCTGAAAATGATGCTGTTAGGTCTGATAAGGCAGTAAAGGATTACACTGAGAAAGCTAAGAATGAAGATCCTAAGAAAGTGGCTAAGGAAATTGTCAAGAATAGAGATTTCGGTATTGACGAACTTTACCATGAAGTAAAGGAAGCTATCAAAGATGGCGCTATGATTTGGGACGGATCTGACTTAGTAGCAGTTAGTTCAAATAAGGGTGATAAGAATAAATATAACAAGGCTAATGAATATGTCAATGAGATTTATCGTGATATGGCTAAGTATATTGATGCTATCGCTGAAGATTCTGGAAAAGGCGCTGAACTTTGGAAAGAAGTTAGAACTATAATGAGTAATAAGTTTGATAGACTTAGCAAAAAGTACGCTCCTAGCAACAAAGAAGCAAAACACTCAGCAATAGAGGAGGAAGAAATGAACATTAATAAAGTACAGTCAACAAAGAATGGCGACGAAATCCTTGATGAGTACAGAGCATTTAAGGAAAGAGCTAATCGTGGCGCCGCAGCTAATAGATTATCTCACAGTTCCATTATCTCAGCAGCAGATCTGAATGCTAGATATGAGGAAGAGCAGAAGAAGCAGTGTATTCTTATACACTCAGGTAAGAACTATAAGTATAAAGCTATGTCATCAAATGCTTCTAAGGCAAAAGATGATGAAGATTAACTCAGTTCACTATCTTAGTTCGATATAATACATATTCCTTCCACATAAATCAAAATGGGTAGTTTCTCCAACCAAGATTCTACCCATCTGGTTTGTGTGAGTTAGGGGGGAGAATGGCTGAAACAAAAAAAGGGGGCGCTTTTAAAAACGTCCCTATTTTTTTTATCCCCTTCGTGTAAAAGTAATGTTATATTATAGAAGTAGTACGTCTGGTAAACATACAAAAGGAGGGGAACGGAAGGAACGAAAAAGATATTTTTGAGTAGTTCCTTCTATTCTTTTTTTTCGCTAAAATCTCCGTTATTATAATAGGAGGTGATAAAATGAAAATTTATTTAGTACATTTAGAGTTTTATGATAATGACAGATATGAACCAATGGATTATGATCGTATAATGGCAGTATTTGATTCTGAGGAGAAAGCTATACAATTCTGTAAAGAGAATTCTGATGAAGAAGAAGATTTTTTGATTCTCAAAGACAGACGTATACCAGATCTTACAGATGATAAAAATTATGGTGAACACATCGAGGTTGATTCATTTCCTCATGGAACATACACTCTAAGGTATGAGGAATTAAAAGTTTTATAATTTCATAAATGATTGGGAACTTATGGTTCCCTTTCGTTTTTCGCTAATTTTAATAGTCATATTATAGCAACGATTAATAATTCACATATCGAAAGGAGAAAACTTATGGGAAAGAAATTAGCATTAGGAATTGGCGCCCTGTTTGGATTATCGATGGTCGCTTCTGCAGAAAAGAAGGAAAGAAAGAAGCGTGAAGAAGAACAAACAAGGGCTATTAAGGAACGAAATGCCGAAATAGCAGCTCAGAAAGAAAGAACCGAGGATATAGCTAGATATAATCGGAGGCTGAAAGAAGCAAAGGCCGGAGTTGAGCGTGCCAAGGCCAATTATGAAAAGAGGCACGACGAAGATTGGCTGGAAATCCAGCACGAGTATGAGGCAGAGGTCCTCATGTATGAAGCAGAATTGGAGAGACTCGCTTCATGAAATAATTAAACTCTTCAAAATGGGTAGGACCTTATGGTTCTATCTGTTTTATTCGCTAATTTTTTGTCCCATATAATGACACTATAAACACTTTATTACAGAAAGTGAGGAAATAAAAATGGAAAAAAGTTATAAAATCACATTTTGTGACTGTTGTGGTAAGAGAATTTTTCAAACTGATAAACATAGTAGTGAATTAAATGCAACTTTTACGGCGTATTGGAAAGATGATACTGATCTCTACAAAGATACACAATATGATATATACAAAAATGGTCATCATTACAGATGTATTGTACCGGAAGAAGATATAAATCTTGAAGATGCAAATCATGAAATTTATAGAGATTCGCGTGCTTCAGATAAATATTTACTTAAGTTAGACAACGTTTGTGAGGATTGTACTAGAAAAGTTATATCAGAACTTTGTGGTATTAGAGATTCTTTAAAGAACATCGCCAAACCGGTAAAAGAAGTTGATACTACAGGTCTTGAGGACTTCTCAGTAGAACAGTTACAGGCAGAAATTGAAAAAAGAAATAGTAATAAAGACTGATTGTTTAGAATGTTCAAGCAGTAAAAAATAAAAACATTCAAAATGGGTAGGATTAGAAATAGTCCTATCTGTTTTTAAATACCCTCTATGACGCACTACAAGCCTTATTTAGGCCTATTTAATATTTTGGTGTAGATTTATACCACTTTATACCTAAAAAGCCGAATATGGGCATTCTGGTGCGTTACAGAGGCATTCTAGAACGCATTTTTATTTATTCGCTAAAATCTCCAGTTATATAGTAGGAGGTGAATTACTATGTTAATTAATTTATTAGAGATTTATTTAATTATGGGCTTAATGCTCAGTATACCAGAATATTTTTCTGATGCACGTTATATAATTAAGTCAAGAAAGGAAAATGGATTAAAAGGAATTTTTATAGAACAAATTCCCGGTCTTGACTGGTTAGTAATTTGTTTCAGATTTCTGGTTATTACAGTATTTTGGTCTGTAATTGTAGTAGGTTATTTAATAGTTAATAAAATAAAAAAGACCACTGACTAAACCAAATTACGGGGATCATAGATATTTATGGTCCTCGCGATTTTTATGTGTCATTATATGAAAGGGGATAAAGTTATGAGTGAGAAATTTGATGCACACGAAGCTTTAAAAGCAGACTTCGGTATAGGTAAAGAGGAATCGGATAAGCTTGAAGAAGAGCTTTATGTTTTCGTCGCTAAGAAAACTTTAGACGTAACGATGCAGTCTATGAAGTTAACAATGGAGACAGAAATCTTAAAGCAGCAAATCAAGAAAGATGATGACAATGAACCTACAGATGAAGCTAAAGAGCGTATGAAGCAGTTCATGAAAAACAATGACAAATTGGCCCGTTATGTAGGACAGTTAGACATTTTGTCGGAAATCTCTCAGTTTATGAGTGATCGAGAGAAGAAGTAATTCAAAATAAGGGGATTAGAGTAATCTAGTCCTCTTGTTCTTTCGCCAAAATTTTGTCTTGTATAATGACACTGTAAACACTTTACACAAAATAGGAGGTTTAAAAATGAAAAAAGAAGCAAAAGGATTTATAGCAGGACTTTTAACAGCTCCGGTTATCGGATTAGGAGCATATTTTGCCTATAAGGTAATCAAACCTGATTATCTGAAGGATTATGATGAAGACGATGACCTTGAGCCGGAAGAAGAACCTGATGATGATGACTTTGATGATTTCGAAGACATTGATGATCTTGATGAAAGTGTTGAAAGAGCAAGGGATAATGGAGTTCCCGAAGAAGAAATACTCCATAATGTTGATGAAGTAGACAACTATTTCACAGAGTAATTCAAAATGGGTAGTAGAGAGATTCTCTGCTATCCTTTTATCTCCCTCGCGAAAAAGAAATCTCCTTTAATGAAGAACTAGAAACACAAAAAATAGCATAAAGGAGGATTTATTATGACATTAGGAAATAATGAAACAATTAAAAGATGTGATCTTTGCGGTTTAGTTTTAGCAGAGGGAGAAAAAGATATTCATGAGCTTAATAAGCCTTATGAGCTTCCTCACGAAATAAAGTGGGAAGGAACAAAATGCACTATCACTAATAAAGTGGTAAGACATATTTGTGGTTCCTGCTTAGATAAAGTGATGAAAGCTGTTAAGGAATGTATGTGGTAAGCTTAAGGGAGGTACTTTTACTCCCTTCTGTCTTTCGCGTAAAAGAAACTTCATATTATAGAACATATGAAGGAGGATAAAATATGGATAAAATCGATAGGATCATTAGTACTATTCTTGTTGTAGTGCTGTCGATACTTACTGGTTTATTATTCATGTCATTTACAGTATATTTATTTGGTATGGAAGACATACTAGATAGAATACTAGTGACATTGATCGGAACAGGAGTATCGACACTAATATGGGACAAGATATTTATAGAGGACTAATGGTCCTCTTTCTTTTTAACTTTGAACTGCGTGAGAAGTTGTTTTTCTTGAAGAGAAAAATACGCTAAATTTTATACCATTATAATAGGTAATATTGTTTTTAATACACATTTATAAAGGAGGATTTATTATGTTATTAACATTCAGAAGATGGCCCAGTGTAAATCACTTTACTATCAAGAGTGAGAATATTGAAGGCGTGGAAGAGGATATCGGACACGGCGTTATAATCACAAAGGATGGTAATAAGATCGATGTCTGGGAGAAATTCCAGGATGTTGTAAAGCAGGTAAATGCTGCTATGGAGAAAGATGCGGCATTAAAGAACAATAAGCCTGAAGAGAAAAAAGAAGAAACAATATCTGTTTCTGATTTACGTGCTATGCGTAATGCAATATTCGGCAAGTAATCTGAAATGTATTAATCTTCTTTAGGGGAGCTTTTATGCTCCTCTTTTCTTTAAAATTCGTGAAAATTTATAGTAATATTATAGCAACTAATTGTTGAAATCATTCAAAATAAGGAGGAAAAAGAAATGATTTTGTATGGCAGAAGTTACAAAAAATTGAGGGAAGAGTACAAGCATCTTGGCGAGTTTAGACTGGATGCATTGGAGCAGATGGCAATATCAGACTACGAAGGTTTATCATTACAGGAACTTTCAAGCAGATTTGATGCCAAACTCAGTGATATGGAGGAGTCCAAAGTTAAGGATTCACTCGATTACTATATTAAATACAAGAAGCTTATGAGTAAGCGTGGTGCAGTGCAGTTCGCTATAATTAGCGGTCTTACACTTGGCATTGGCGGAGTACTTATAGCTAAATGTGGCAAAGTAGCAGTTGAGGATTCTAAACTTCAGGAACAGTACAAAAAGGGTATTACTGAAGGTAGGCAGAGAGCAATGAAAGATCTGGATAACTTCGTAGAGGAGAATGCTGACTACTTCGATAATGGCGAAGTCTATATAGGAGACTCAGCTAATGGAAAGCATATGCTGGTTCGCTTAACTACGGAAGCCACAGAGTCATACCTCATGTTTAAGGATGAGGATGATGGACCTAAGCTCGTAGATGGGCTTGGATAAGTAACAAAAGTCGTTTAGGCGCGACTTAAAATAATGCCTATTTTTTTTTGAAATATTCAAAATGGGTAGTAAATACGCGATTTTTTATAGTAATATAATAGCTTGGTAGTATTAGTTTAATTAACTTTACACAAAACGGAGGAAATGCATATGAAAGAGAAATTAAAGAAATTCTTTGGAACTATTCTTGGTTACTTGATTGTAGCTAATGTACTTTTCAGTTTACCGACAACGGTATACTGCTGGTACATGAACCACAAAAGAATCAAGGAGCTTGATGAAAGAGTGGATTACATCTATCACTCATGTGATATTCCGGTAGTAGAAGAGGAATAATCACTAGTCAGCACCAAAAAATGGAGGGAATCATAAGATATTTATGGTTCCTTCTGTTTTTACTCTTTTTTATTGTCAAGTTCAAAATTAAAAAAATTAGGAGATTACTCTCCTAAAGCCTTAGCTAGTAATTGAATACCCATCAATACTGCATAGATACTCATTACAGCAAAAGCCATAATTATCAAGTTCTCTCCTAAAATTTTTAATCTTTTGAAATATCCCTTCATAAGGAATACCTCCTTTCATGCTATATAGTCTTTCTATAATATAACATTAGTTTTACGCGTCTAATGAACTACCAAAAAAACTTACTAAGTAGAACTTCTCATTACATTCAAAGTTAAAAAGAAAGGAGCCTTAACTTCTTAGCTCCTCATTCTTGCCTGCTCTGCATAGAGATCATGCATTGCATTGTCTAACTTGCTATCATTACTATTTGCTATTATGCAAGCTGCGACAAATATGCCGATTACTACGCAGAGTATACATGTGAGTATACTCATAGTACTCACCTCCTTTCTTCTATAATAGAATATTCCTTTTACGCGATTATTTACAATAGCATATTGAAAGAGAGGTGATTATAATGCTAAAAATATATATATGCATATACCTAGTAATATACATAATTTGGTATCTGATTAATAAGATATTTGATGGGCGACCTGATAAATATGTTAGGGAAAAGATCTGGAATTTATTTGAAACAAAATATGGGATCATAGTACCTGACGATATGAAACAGAATCCTATCAAGTATGCTATAGCAGATCTCAAAGATATGTGGCACAAAATGAAAGGAGGTAAAAAGCATGAAGATGAGTAGCAGAAATATTTACTACTCTCTTTTTTAACTTTGAACTAGGTGAGAAGTTGTTTTTTTTATTGAAGAGAAGACGCCAAAATATATACTTACTTATTGAAAGGAGGAATAAAGCATGGAAAAAAATAAAGTATTTTGTGGAATAGCTTCATTCTTAATAGGAACAACTGGTTCGGCAATGTATCTTATTGGCAAATGTAAAGGCGAGAAGAAAATAAAAGAAAAGTTTAATGAAAACATAAATCCATTAATAATGGAGCAGAATGCAAAAATTAGAGCTTCAAATAAAGGAATAGAGTTTGCAGATAAACGGCGAGAATTTTATTCTTCTAAGTCTGACAGATTAATTAATTTAAATGAGATGCATATTGCTAGATTAGAAACTAAATTAGAAGAAGCCAGTGATACAAAAGATTACTTAAATGAATTGCAAGAAATAATCAATAATGATTAATTTCAAAATAGGTAGCAGGGAAATTCTCTGCTATCTTTTTTATCCTCAAAAAGTTTGTTCGCGAAAAAGAAACATTATATTATAGGAGAGATAGAAATGGATTCTATTGAACCAACAAATATAAAGTATGAAGGAGGAAATTAGTATGAGCAACACATTACCTATTATCATTAGTTATGAGGCAGATGGAGACTGGAAGGTAGAGTTTCCTACAATTGGAGTAAGTGGAAAAACTCGTTGGTTTGATGGTGAACTTTCATTAGAGGAAGTTCGTCAGATAGCTACGAATACATATTACTCGTTGAAGGCAGCTTGATAAAAAGTTAAGAGCCTCAACTAATAAAAAGGAACTGTAGAAATATTACGGTTCCTTCTTCTTTTTCTCTTCATCGCGAAAAACTAATATTATATTATAGGAGAAATAAAGTAATCTATTAATCCAATAAGAATATGAAGGAGGATTCATTATGAATAAAGGTTGGAGAGCTTTAAAAAGCAAACATCACAAAGTATGTGTGTGGGCAACCAGAAATGATGGGACAAAATATGCGGCAGCAGTAATACATAATGTTGCAGATTTAGAGTCAAAATATGTACAAAAAGATATTAAGAGAGCACTTGACGATCCGAGTACCTATAAACTCGAGTTCTGCAAAGAACGAATATGCCGTGATGGAGTAACACGTGAAGTAGGTAAACCACTGTATACTTATACAAAATCAATAGGAGCGTAATGCTCCTTCTTCTTTCTTTTTGTCTTTTAATAACATCAAGATATTCGCGATTTTATATACCCTTATATTGGAAGAGTATATAAAAGGGAGTGTACCCTGTAAATATCGTATAATGGGATATTACGCCGTTATTTAGAACGGAGACGACAGTTCGAAGCTGTCTAAGCCTCTTCTATTTTTTTTTTTGAAGAGGAATGACATCTTTGATGCATATTTCTTCTATTTTTTTTTATTTTTGTTCGCGTAAAAGAAATTGTATATTATGAGAAAGAGAGGTGATACTATGATAAAAATAAAGATTTTTAAATCAGAGTCTACTATAGATTATTATGATAACTTTGATGAGTCTGGTTCATTTAGAAATAATGATGAATTTGCTAAAGACCAGGCAGAAAAAGCAATTAAAAAAATAGAGGCTTTGAAAGAGGCTAAAAAATAGTCTCTTTCTCTTTTTTTTGTTCGCTAATTTTTATTATCATATAATGCAGTAATTAGTAATACAAAATAAAACAATGGAGGAATTAGTATGAAGAATAAAACAAAACAGAATATTGCAATGTTTATTTTATCACTGATACTTATTGGCTACGGATATGTTTTAGGCAGGACTAGTTCTGCTAATAAGAAAGAGGACGAGGGAGCGTAATGCTCCTTCTTCTTTTTTATTTGTTCGCGAAAATAGTTAGTTGTATATTGACAGAGTAGGGTCTGTATGTAACTTAATGGTCTTTATAAGTTATTTAATTAATAAATGATTTATAAAGGCTACGTAAGTTCGTATATCCTACTTCATGCTAAAAGAGCGGGAGAGCTGATAGTGGATAACTACGGTTCTCTTGTTCTTAGTTTTTTTAAGATGTCTATTCAAAATAAGGAGGTAAAATGTATAGATTATTTCATAAAGCATTGATACCGGTCTTACCTGATGAGTATTTAATCTATCAATTATATGATTGTGTAAATATAGCAGAATCATTACAGGCAACCGGTAGTACGGGTAGTGCGATAACACAAAAGATATTAACATATGTTATAGATGAATTCTATACATATTTTTTATTAGTTAGGGATGAAGCGATTAGACGTAGATTAGCTGTAGATATAGATGAGATAGAACAGGATTTTATGTTTGCGTTAACGGATTATACACAACGTAATGTATTTACTGTAGTTGACTATAGACTATTGTATATACATTGGATGTCAACAAGATATTTGCAGCAAAATTTATTATTACTGGAGGAATTATATGATAATGATATAATATCACTCAAAGATTGGTTTAAAGTAGTTAATGAAGTACGTAACATGTCAATATTATGTAATGAAACATTTGAAAACTTATTCACTTAAGGAGGACGTATGATAGTAGAAGCTAATGAAGATATTAAGTATGTAACTTATTTTCAGAAAGGTGATATGTTTGATCCAGACAAAATAGTTATTGATTTAAATAATAAACATAATGGTTGTTTGTTTAAACCCGATAGAGGATTTTGGGGTTCACCAGTAGATGCAAGATTCGGATGGAAAGAATGGACAGAATCTGAATATTTTCGTGATTACGACTATGATAATCCTATTTATTGGACTCTTACAAGTGGAAAGATATTACAAATAGACTGGGATGAAGTCAAAAACAAAACATCTAGTGATTTAATAAAATATATAACAAAACCATATCATATTGACTATACTCTGAACGATTTATACATTGTTCTTGATTGGGATAAAATGTTAAAAGATGATATTGTAGCCGTTCAGTTAATGGATGGTTGTATAGGTCATTGTTTTAAATACGATTTAGAAATGCATTTTAATGCATGGGATTGCGAATCAATTGTTGTACTGGATAAATCTAGGTTAAAATTTATTTAAGGAGAATAGATATGACTAAAGAAGAGCGTAAAGAATATATGAAACAATATATGAAACAATATAATAAAGAATACTACACAAAACATAAAGAAGAGCGTAAAGAATATATGAAACAATACTATAAAGGATATTACGAAAAACATAAAGAAGAACGTAAAGAAAATATGAAACAATATAGTAAAGAATATTACGCGAAACATAAAGACGAACGTAAAGAATATAGTAAAGAATATTACATAAAACATAAAGAAGAACGTGAAAGAAAAAAGAAACAGAAATCAACGACATATTATGTGTTGAGAACTCCTGGAAAAAAGGATCATAAATTTAAGAAATTTAAAGATGCTAGCCTGTATAGTTATCTTTATCATAATGATTATCCTACATATTCTATACATAAAATAAATGTTATTATTACAGAAGAGCTTGTAAAATCTGGTGAAAATGAAGTAGGAGAAGACAATACAGTTCAAGCTTTATATAAAATAGGGGTAAATAAATGAGAGTTATATTAGATCTGCATGTAAAAAATGGAAAGTGTTTACTTCTTGAGGTTGATAATGTTAGTTTTAGTACTAAAAAGATAGCTTTTATTTTCGGAGATAATATCGACGATAATGGATGTACATTATATGTTTTCGAAATTCCGGATGATGGAACTGAAGCTTATAAGATATTATCATATGAAGCTTTTGAAAAAGGTGCTTTAGACTTAAGAGGATATGATTACCGTATGTATGATTGTAATACCATGGAAGAAATATTTGAATATGATGAGGAGGTATAACATGAAAGTATATATAGTAACTGCTGGAGAATATTCAGATAAGCATAATGTTGCTGTAACTTTTAATGAAGAAGAAGCTAAAAAGATGGTAAAAATTCATAAAAATACATATGGTATACATTATGAAACTTTTGATACCGATAACTTTCCTAAGTTTGTTACTGAGGATCCTATTTGGCATTGTACTTGTTGGCGTGATTCAGAACCCATTATTGATAAAATGTGGTATGAGACAGCCGATGCCACAACTCTTAATAAGATAGAACAACATGGTGAAGGTCCTTTTGCTTATTATGAATCTCCCATTCAGGCAAAAGATGAAAAAACAGCTAAAAAGATATTCCTCGATTTGGTAACTATGCAACAAGCTATGGAAGGAGGTATAACATGACTAACAAAGAGAAACTTATGCAAGTATTTGGCTTGTATGAGGATCAGGTAAATGTATATTGTAATCCTTGTACAAATTGCCGTTCTACAGGTAAATTCTGTGACGAATACGACAAGAAAACGCATGCTAATCGCTTCGGTTGCGGATTATGGCTTAATAGTGAGTATAAAGAACCATCGGAAATAACTCTTAAGAAAATAAAAATGTTTAAACACGGTGGAGATATTCTTAAGATAAGCAAAGAACTTGAGAATATTGGTATCCAACTAACCATGGAAGAAATAGAATCAAAATGGGGTAAATTCTCATTAGAAGAATATAATGCTAGTTGGATGTCACCTGAATATTATTACTTTTTGAGATTCTTAAAATGATATGATAACGAGGAGGAATAATTATGAGTGTAGAAACTGTAAGAGTGTGTAAATGTGATATTTGCGGTAAGGTATTACCTAAGGAGACTGGACATCTTCGTTGGCATGTTAATTTAAAGCTTGGATCAAATATTGATTCTGGAGACAGTAGAACATATGACGATGTTTGTGATGAGTGCACTGATGCTATTTGTAAGTTAATTGATAAAAGAAGTAGTATTAAAGTAATGCATTGTGAAGATGAAAATTACGCAAACGAATGGTTGTGACATTCGCTGACATTCGCTAAAATCTCCGCTTGTATTATAGGAGGTGAATACAAATGACAAAAAAGCAAGTGGATGAATTACATAAAGAAATATTTAGAAAAGAAAAATTTGAGAAATTAAATATTTCAGAAGAATATTGTGATTCTCAGGATGATTGTTATTTTTGTAAATACCGAAAAGAATGTTTAAATTATGAAAAAGAGGGTTAACGGCCCTCTAGTTTTTTCGCTAAATTCTTTTCTCTTATTATGAGGAGGTGAAGAACCATGTTATATAATGGATTTGGTTATACTTTAACGAAATACGGCAGGCAGAATCAGACTGATGTGACATATTCTGCGGATTCGACCGAAGATTTAATTGAAATGATTAAAGGATTCGGATTTGAACAGAATACTCATGTTGGGCATACTGATTATCCAATACTGGTATTTCATAAGGTAATAAATTTCGATGATATGGATGTTATCGTCATCGACGACTTTGGAGAGGCAAAATAATGCTTCTCCATTGTCTTTTTGGAGATTTGTTACACGATAGTGGTATAATCTCCTTTTTCTTTAAAGTAAATCAAAATGAGGAGGAATAATATGAATAAATTAATGTATAAATTAATCGATAAGTTATTATATCACAAGAAAGCAAATAAGGTTGTTGAAAACACATGGAATTTTGCAACTGATACTTACTCACAGGCAACAACCCTTTGCGGGTTAATTCAGTCAAGATTTTTCTCAAAGATTGATTTTAAAGGTAAGGTTGTAAAAAATAAATACAGTGTAACATTTAAAGTACCTAATCATATGTTTGATGATGAATTAGAACTAATAGCAGGAAGAGTTATGGAGTAAAGGAGGAATAATATGAGATCATCGTATGATGAAGCACAGTCATTCGGAAATTATCTTGGAAGAGTATTTGATCAAGAAATATATAAAACCACGTCAAAAATTTCAGATAATAATGATACTTTTGACAATGGCCGAATCTTTGAAATAATAGTTGGTTTAAATCGGGCAAAAGAAATTATTGCATCAGAGACAAATTTTGAAATGGCTAAATTAATTAATGAAAGACGTGAATTTGAAAATATGATAGAAAAGTTAAAGGAGGTAGATAATGGCTAAACAACTATTATCTAAAGAAGAAGCGGATGCTCTATTGGATGAATACGAAGAGTATAAAAAACGTAATGAATATGCAGTTGGTGAGCATCATCATATAGCGGTACCTTTTGTAATTTGGTTAAAATATAAAAAGAAAGTAACTAACTTTCCATGGAAATTATATAAGGAGGAATAAATAATGGCTAAACAAACTACTGAACAAACTGTTGGTTTATGTCGAGAGGCTATGACAAATATTCGTAATGCCTATGATAGAGGTTACAAGCAGGGTTACAAAGATGGTAAAACTGATGTGGTTACAACATCTTATGAAAAAGGTTTAAATAATGCTTGGGAAGCTGCTAGAAGAATAGTATTACCATCTGATTGTTATGCAAATGGTCTATATGGTAAGATGAAAGAAATCTTTGGTTTAAATGATTATTTAGCACGAGGAGTATTTACAGACTTTTCAGCATCCGAAGCTATAGCAAAAATCAAAGAATACGAAGAAAAGCAGAAAGAACAGGCTAAAGAAGAATTTAAAATTGGTGATGAAGTAATTGCCGACGTACGAAGATTTGTTGTGTTAGGAATAGATAATGGTGAATGGTATCAATTATGGTGTTTGGACAATGGATTAACCTATGACAATATCTGTTCTAGCGACTTAACAAAAACTGGCAGAAGCTTTCCTCAGATAGTTGAGTTATTTAAACAGATGAAGGAGGAAAAATGAAGGTAAAAACAACTAAAACAGAAAGACCGCCTCATAAGCCAAATTGCGCCGAATGCTCAATAACTTATGGTGAAATTAAATATGCTTGCACTGAATGTTGGGATAGATATTACAAAGAAATAAATCAAAATAAGGAGGTAAAATGAGTGATACAGTATTTATTATTATAATGCTTTTGGTTTGTGCTACACTTATGGTTGTAGAGTTTCTTTTGCTTAAAAAACACTATGAATTAGAAGCAGCAAATCTTCATGCTAAGTATCAGAAAATGATTGAGCAAACTGAAAAAGATGCTTATGAAAAAGCTAAAGAAAACTTTACACATGAACCAATAAAAGTTGTAGAAGTTCAAGCACATGTACAAGAATTTAAAAAGTGTATAGACCTTGAAGACCATTTTAACTCACGATTTGAAAATAGGAGAGACCTTGATGAATGGTTAAGAAAAGAATTTGGAAGATGTTTTGCTGAAGAAGTTCTGGAACCAAATATGGATATTAAAGAAGTATTTGATCCAATGTCAACACATAGAAAATACGCAACAAAAATTTATATAGCATTTAAGGAGAGATAAAATGAAAGTAAAGAAAAATAAAGGAAATGGAGAAATAAAATGGCTATATTTATGTTAAAAAAAGATACTATAAAACCTTGTCCTTTATGCGGTTCAACTAATATTTACATAGAAGACCCAGATGTTGATGAAATGTATGGGGTTAAGATTGCATGTGCTGATTGCGGATGTAATGGTTTTAAGAATTTTACGAAAGAAGTAGATGTGGAAACAGCAATGCAGAAAACTATAAACTACTGGAATAATCGTCCAGGACAAAGACCATATACTCATAACTATGATGAAAAGAAAGTTAAGGAACTTGCCGAGGAACGTAACATAACCGAAGCCAAGGCAAGATATTTAATTTACCAGCGCGAATATGGTAAAGAATATCGTAAAAAGAATAAAGAACATTTGAACGAGTATCATAAGAAGTGGGAATTTGCAAATCGTGACCGTATTAGTTTACAGTCAAAGGAACGGTATAAAAAGAAAAAAGGAGAGAAAAAATAATGGCATATTTAGTAAAGATGGGGACTGACGCAGATGAGATTCCGGCATGTTGTGCTGAATGTTGGTGTTGTCAGGGTGATGTTGAAAATAAGAAGTGTTTTTGTTCGGCAGATACTTCAAGATTCTTAATAGATATTGATGGACATGAAATAGACCCTAATGTCGAAAAACCTTCATGGTGTAGAATCCAGGGTCCTGCAGAAACAGTATTTAAGACAATATGCAGCACACAGTACTGGCAGTATTCTTATGAGCATTATCAGTGTCAGAATTGCGGTAAGAAATTTGAGACAGGTTCTAAGTTCTGTCCCGAATGTGGAGCTAAGGTTATTGCTATTGAAGAATATAAGGAGAAATAAATGTATAACATAATATATTATGATACAGAAAAAACAGAGTGTTTAGTTGGTGTAAATCAGATATTCTTTAAACCGGATAGAAGAGAATTATTCTTCTGGGTAGATGATATATATGGTAACAGAATTTTATATGGATATCGGGTTAATTATCTCATCAACTTTGATGATGTAGCTAGACAAGGTATGTGTATCGATCTTAGAAGTCATGAGTGTTTTTATAAAAGACAAGCTGACAAATTAACACAAACTTTATCATCAGTTATTTAAGGAGGGTTTAAATGGAAGGATATAAGTTTTTACATGTTGAAGCACTTGATAGCAATCTTATTCCTGGTACATCGCCTGATGCGATAGGTAATTTAGCTTTAGTAAAACTTGAGATTCCTAATGATGCTACAGTTGTATATCCTGTAGATAAAGATTATTATTGTTTTTCAGTTTTTAGTGATCATTTTTCAGACATAGATTTTTATAAAATGAATAATTATGTAAAATCTAAAAAATGTCGTTGTAGTAAAGCAAAAATAGTTGAGGTTATTAAATATTTTAGTGGAGAATCACTTTCATCAGCTGGTTATAGATACATTTGTGATTTTCTTACTGAAATAACTTGTGATTCACAACCATCAGATTTAATATTTAAATCAATGTGGAATCCCAATTTTATCTATAAGTTTGATGAATATGTAAAACCCGACAAATTAGATGAAGATATTTGTTGGGAGTGTAGTAACGGTATACATTTTTGTAGAACCATAAAGGATGCTATAGACTATATAGAAACATGTGGTTATACAATTATGGATAAGGAGGAATAAATGGATAAAAAATGGTATAGCAACTTTATAAAAAAGTATCATAAAAAGAAAGTAAATATTCTTGGAAGTGAATGGACTATTGAAGTTCATAAAGAAGAAGATGACGACTACTTAGCACATGAAAAGAATTTGGATGGATATTGTGCAATGAATTTGAGATTAGTAGTTGTTCGTAATTTTGGTGTAGATCCTGATTATAACTATCAAAATAATAATTGGATTGAGAATGGTTTTAAAGAGATCCTTAGACATGAAATAATGCATGCTTTTTATAATGAATCAGGTTTAGCTTCTGGTAGTTTTGTTTATGGCGGTCCATGGGCTAAAAATGAAGAAATGATCGACTGGTTGGCTATACAAACTCCAAAGATATTTGCAGTACTTCAGGAACTTGACTTATTAGGATTTAAATATGATAAGGAGGGCTTAAATGAGTTTAAAAGAAATAGCAGAACAAAATAAGAAGCAAATACATTTTTACTTTGGATCTTATCCGGATTGGAGTATACATTCATATACTCTTGTACAACATGCTATAGATTCAATGATGTATGCACGTATTAATACAACTCAGATTCTCTTGTGCACTACTGATTTATTTACAAAAGGTTACAGAATCTTTATTCACCCAGTGCAAGGAGATATGTTTGAAATAAAGTTAGGAGAAAATGAGCATACACAAAGAATGATTAGAATGGTACACAATCTTTATAGATTACTTGTTGGTGGCGAATTTGATCATGATGGTATTAGATGTCGATAAGGAGGAAACTAAATGAATAGATATAAAGTATTAGTATTAAATTACGATGTAAATGGAAATGAAATTGGTCAAACTGAATATGAAGTCTTTGCACATCATTTTGATCTTAAGGAAGTTTCTACAGAAAACGACAGCGAATGTCATTACTTTTATAAGTTATTTGCTGATGCTGGAGAAAAAGTATTAGTTGGTATGTTTAATCATGATTGTGTTGCCGGCGTTATACAGTGTTAAGGAGGTATTATGAGAACTTATGCGTGTGATAGATGTAGACAGATTATTAATGTGGGTAATAAGTTTTATTCGCTTGAAGTAGAGCCGGATATACTTATTAATTTTGATTATGTAGAAAGAGATGAAAATAAAAAAGTAATATATAAACATCTATGCAAAGATTGTTTTATTAGTATATTTGGGGAGGAGATTAAATGAAGTTCATATTAACTTTGTTACTTATTCTTTGTCTTATTACTCCGATAACTGTCAAAGCTGATACAGTAATTCCCGTAATGGAGCATACTAAGAAAGATGTAAAAAATATGGGTGATGCGGCTTATTCAGAGAATGGTCATACTGGTAAAACAGAAGATGAAGTCATACAGAATCTTATTGCAACCATGGGTGTTATGCTCAATAGATATTTAAATGGCGAAAAGTGGATGCGTAACGACAAGTATGAAGGTATTCTTTCCGTTATTATGGCTTCTGGTCAATATGCAGATAAGACAAAGCGTGATTTAGGTAATATTGAAACTCCAGATTGGGTTTATGACCTTGCGGATGAAGTAATGACTTATGGTACAAACTTGCCAAGTTATGTTATCTTCCAGTCAACTCAAAAGAAACTTGGAACTGTTTGGAAAGAGATAGCTGGTGAGTATTATGCAACCGGTGGTGGACATTATATGGAAGGTAAAGATATTACTATCACTACCAATAAAAAGAAATATGAAGAAGAATTAAAGAAACAGAATTATGAGTTCAAGAAACAAGTTCAGGCAATAGTACAGAAGTCGTATATTAACTTTAGTAGACTTCTTGCTTATAAAGAGTCACAATTAATGGAGGTAATCAATGAATCTTGATGATGTTGATAGTTTCAAATATATTGTAGATGATGTAAAGAGTATTATAAAGATGCAGGAAGATGCAAAAAGAAAGTCATTTGAATTCCAGGTAAAAGAGTCAAAAAGAAGGCTTGAGAGTAAAGAGCAACTGATAGAAGACCTTCGAAATGAATATGATTTACTTCAGGAACAAGCGGTTAAAATATATCATAAAAACGTTGATTATATTGGATTTAATTACGTTCCAAGTATTAATCAAGCTCGTCATTGGCTAGATAGGTTACAAAGTGACGAAAAGATTGACAAACGTAAAAAAGATCCTGAAAAAAGTAAGTATGAATACTTTAATAAATTGATGAGTGATACTTTTGGCATCGATATTGTTATAACAAGAATCGTAGGATTTAACTATGATGACCGTGGGTTCTTTTACCATTTCACTCACAATAATAACAATTATGAATTCTATGTACCTATCATTAACCGGATTAATGTTAATGACTTTGGAAGTGAAGGTGATTGGTGTTTTAAAGCTCATCTTAGTATTGAAGAGCATCCTGGTGTTTGGATGTGCATAAAAGCTTCATTCTACTTAGATGACTTTAAAGGTGTTTTAAGTGAGGAGGCACCAAATGAAGGGTAAAGATAAAATACTCCTCGATATGGCTAAGCTTACCGATGAACAACTGGCTTCTATCTTAGAGGGCGGTATGATAGAGCATTCAAAATGTGTTATGTGGGAATGTCTTGTTGCAGATTTCTGTGCTAAAGATAAGTCAGATACTTGTGGTGAGACAATTCTTCATTATTTACAAAGTGATATATAAAGGAGTTGCCTATGGAAATAGATGATTTAAAACCTTGGGTTAATCACGATGTAACTATTTCTGTAATCTTATGCGTATACAATACTCCAAAAGATAAACTTGAAGAGGCATTAAGTTCTATATCGTATCAACAGTTTAAAGACTATGAAATTATTATAGTTGATGACTGTAGTACTAATCTTGAAACTTTAAATTGTCTTGAAAAGTTTAGACAAAATTGGACAATTGATTTACGTACCCAACCATTATCTATTCATCATAACAAAGAAAATAGAGGCCTTGCTGCGTGCCGTAACTACGGAATCTTAAATGCTCGAGGAGAATGGCTTTATTTTATAGATGCAGACGATTATATGTGGGGATTAACTTTAAAAACCATGTGGAGTGCTATGCAGGAATGGTATGCATATATGGGTTCTGAAATAGATATGATTATTGGAGATGTTTTAAGGTCATATCGTAGAACAGTACTTGGTGGCAATCTTAAAGATAAACCTATATTATATTATAATCGTTATGACGCAATGTATGAAATATGTAGATTCTCTGAGTCACCTTCCGATATGATGAATTCACATGAGCTAGCCTTTAATGCAAGTTGGAATAAACTTATACGTAAAAGCGTATTTGATAAAGTTGAGTATAAAGAAGGTTATCCACATGAAGACAACTTTGCAACACATAAGATATTTCATGAATGCAGAGGAATATTGTTTCTGCCAATAAAAACATACATATATCGATATGGCGGAGACTTTGCAGATGGTAAACAGTATAAAGATGATTTGATGATTCAAGCAAAAGAAGAACGTCAGGAATTTCTCGAAGAGTGGTATAATGAACTCGTCGATAATGACGAAAGTGATGACCCTGAAAAGTTACCACCTGGATTTATGAGAGCAAGTGTTTGGAAGAGCAATAGTATGTCACATTTAAGTAAAGTTGATTATTTAATTAATAATAACTATGCTTGGATTATGTATAACATGTATAAGTATTACTGCTCAAATTCTGATAAGTCAATATTCAAAGATATTCTCGAAAAACCTACAAATGGTGAGATTGATTTATCACAAACTTATTGCAAAGGGTTGTTTAAACGAATAAAAACAATTTTGGAAAGGGATGATTAGTATTGTTTGGAAAAAGAAGTTATGATGAAGATGAAGTACTTGCAATAATGAATGAACGTAACTTAACCAGAGATGAAGCTGAATCTTATATTTATCATCGTGATTATTACAAAGATTGGATTAGTAAGAATGGTGATAGAAAGAAAGAGTATCGTAAAAAGTATTATGCTGACAATAGGAGGTAAATATGAATTTAGATGTTATTACGATTATACTTGGAATTATCGCAGTAATAGTATTGGTTGCAGCATTAACATTCTTTTTAATAAAGCATACTAATTCTATTATTGGAGGAATAGTTGCAATTGTATTATTTGTAGGTGCGGTGATTCTTGCATTATGGGGAGTATTGTCTATACGTAGCTCAATTACCTCAGATTATCGTTGCGTAGATTCTACAGCAACATATAAGATATTTGATATTACTTATGAGGGTAACTCTACGGTTATACATTATCTTAATGAAAATAAAGAGTTAAACCATATCAAAATGGAAAAAACAAAAGTATATTATGATTTATCCGATGACAAAGAACCATATGCAATAAAGAAAACATATTGGCGTTGGTTTATTTATTGGGATGAACTTGAAGTACATATAAAGGAATGACTCGCATAATAGTGTAATAAATTACACGAGTCCTTAAGTTATATGAATCTAACTTCGCGAAAACATTTGTTCGTGTAATGACGAGGCGAAAGTCTCAAATATTTTAAAAATTACGAAAGTGAGGATTTAAAAATGGCAGAAGAAATTAAAGAGAATGTAACTACAGAAGAAACAAAGAAGACAAGTTTCAAGGAGAAGTTTAAGAAGGCATTTCCTTGGATCGTAGCTGGTGTTGGATCAGTAGCAGCTGCAGTAGGTGGCTTTAAGCTTGGTAAGGCCATTACAAAGAGTAGTGAGGAAATTAACAAGGATTACATCATTAATGACTATCTCAGAGATAGAGTTCATGATGCAAGAGATGGAGTTCCTTACGTAATCGGGTTAATGGACGATAACGCTAAGCCTACCTATGCAACTATAACTATCTGTGATGAACCGGACTGGCTTGATAAGGGAACTGAGATTACCGGAGAAACTTATCATTCAGATGTAGTTATGTCAGCGACGATTGATCAGTAAGATATTTGAGTAGCTGTAAAAGGGATCGTAGGAAACTATGGTCCCTTTAGTCTTTAGTCTTTAGTTTTTATAAAAGAAGGAGAGAGTATGAGTAAAGCTACAAAGTATTTAGTGAGAAACACTAATGGATCAATATTAGCCAAATATGATAAATATGAAGATGCTGAGAAGTTTTACAATAACCATGCTGCAGCAAGATATTTGGAAAAAGTAACTGTGAATAATGAAATACTCTTTCATAAGAAGTCCAGTTCGATTTCAAAAATTGCAGACTTGCTTGATGTTGAGAAATTGATTTAATGGAGGAAATATGGAAACAATAAACTTTACTATAAGTCTTGGTTTTTTAATGACTTGGTTTATTATTGTATTGCTATCAAAGCAGATTAAGAAAAGTAGAGATATGATTGCTACAGGATTACTTGCTGCTTCGAAGTATATTGATGCTAAAATTGATAAGAAGGACAAAGATATTTACCTTCAAATTGAAGTTGATACTATCAATAAGATTATCGAGTACCTTGAACTTGATAAAAAAGAAGATACTGATGGTATTAAAGCAAAATATGTAAAACAAGCATTAACTAAACCATTTGGTAGAGAATGGAAGGAGTAAATAATGACTTTAATTATATCAGGTTTGGTATTGGTTGCTATTATAGTTGGTATGGTTATAGTTACAGTCTCTGAAAATAAAAGAAGAATGATGGAATCAAAACAAAATCAGCCACTTCTTGAACAAACCCGTGTATATGATGGTATTCCTATCACTAAATGTCGTCTATGCGGTGGCAGAGGAGTAATTGTTCATAAAATTAAAGACAAAGATATTTTCTTTAATATTAGATGCAGAGACTGTAGTAGAGTATTATTTAAAGATGATGGCGGACCGGATTTGGGTTATGTTATGACTGAATGGAATAACTGGAATAGTATTGAAGATGACGTTAGACCATATTATTATGACTATACGGATAATAGTGGTAAAGATAAAAATGGTTGGAAAATGAGCCCACCACAAATAACGAGGTGTTAATATGGACGGAATAATTTTATTAGCAATGGTGTTTGCACACATCTTTGCTGACTTTGTATTTCAAAATAACTTCATGTCCCTATACAAACAAAAGAAAACTTGGGATATCGAGTTACAAAATGTGCCGGAAAATAAAAGAAAAATGTATAAGCGTGACTATATAGTAGTTTTGCTTGTACATAGTTTTTCTTGGGCATTTATTACATTTCTACCATTACTTTATTATGAATGTTATTGGTATTATATTATATTAGTAATACTACAAACACCAATACATGCATATATTGATGATACAAAATGTAATATACTTGCAATTAATCTTGTTACCGATCAGGCACTTCACCTGGTTCAAATAGTATTACCATTTATACTTTACAAAATAATATTCTAGGAGGAAAAATCAAAATGGGAATAGTAGTGTTAGCTTTATTTGTACTTATTGCAGCTGTTGTAGTAGGAATTATGCGTTACAATGATATTAGTTGGGGCGCAGCAATACCTACGGCGATTATTGTTATCATAATCGGTATCTTTGTTTCATCAGCAACTCTTGTGCCTACAGGACACACCGGTATTATTACAGTATTTGGTAAAGTTGAGAATGAAACTCTTGATTCCGGTTTGCATTTTGTTGGATTCTGGAAGAATGTTGTCGATATGGATAACAGAACACAGATTGCGACACTTGAACTTTCTTGTTTCTCATCAGATATTCAGGAAGTTAACATGACGTACTCGGTTAACTATCAGATTAGTAAAGACAATGCTCAAGATATTTACAAAACAATAGGTATGGACTATTTACATACTGTAATGGAACCTAAGATTCAGGAATGTGTTAAGAGCGTAACAGCTAAGTATACTGCGGAAACTCTTATAAGTATGCGTAACGAACTTTCATCTCAGATTGAAGTATTACTAAGAGATGCTGTATCACCTTATCATATAGAAGTTGTTGCTACATCAATTGCAAATATTGATTTTACTGATGCTTTTACAAATGCAGTTGAAGCAAAGCAGGTTGCAGAGCAGAATAAACTTAAGGCTCAAACCGAACAGGCTCAGAAAACTATAGAAGAGCAGGCGGCAGCTGAACGTCAGGTTATTAAGGCTCAGGCAGATGCGGATGCTTCTATCTTAGCAGCTGAAGCAGATAGAAAGGTACAGGAGATTAATGCGGATGCGGCTGAGTATGCAGGTAAGAAAGAGGCCGCTGTCTTAAGTAATATTGGAGAGCAGTTAACTAAGTATCCTGGTCTCGAGAAGTATTATTATTATCAGGCTTGGAATGGTGTTCTTCCTGAAACAATGCTTGGAGGAAACGATAAAGATATTTTGTTAGAAGTGCCGATTAAAGGTGAATAATAATGAATGATTTACAAAAAGAATTAATCAAATATGCTAAGGATGAATTTGGATATGATATTGTGTTAGAAGAATCAGATACACCAGATACATTTGAAAGTATATTTGGAAGTAGTTTTATTATTCGCGAAAATGTTTAGTTATATATTGGGGAGCCGTCGGCGTTACCGGGGCACCTACAGAAGGCAGAGAGTAGCCGTGATAAGATGATGATCGCATCTTTGGGCGCTCTGCCTTTTTGTTTTTTTTTTTAAAGTAAAGGAGAGTGTGTATGACTAATATTGAGAAACTTCAGGAAGTTATAAAAGAAACTTTCCCTGATATTTTTGAAAATGAACCTGATCTTAAGATTGTAACTGATTTTTGTAATATTTTTGA